GAAAGCAAAGATTGGTGTTGGGCGGACCAGGATCAGTTGCCTGAGCCACTACACCCCGGACTGGTAGAAGCCATCAGCAGACTTGATGAAAACTTTGCTGACGGTAAAGTAAAAGGAAAGAGTCGACCAGGGCGTGTGAAACGTGCTGGTGCTAGTTGCTCAGGATCTGTAACAGACCTACGTGCTCGGGCAAAGAAGTACGGCGGCGAACGTGGCAAGATGTACCACTGGTGCGCTAATATGAAAGCAGGAAGAAACAAATGAGAAACTTTATCAACTTAATCGAAGCTGTGGAAAAAGGCTGCCCTCCTGCTACACAAAGCATTGATCTTAACTTGAAGAATCGCCAAAAAGCCATTGAAGAATATCACTATGGTCCGCTAAATCCCAACGAGCCCAATGAAGAATACTGGGCAGAGTTAGCAGACAAGTGGAACACCGACGACATAGAATCTGTAAAACAAAATCGATGCGGCAACTGTGCTGCTTTTGATATCAGTAAAGAAATGCAAGATTGTATTGCCAAAGGCATCGGGGCCGAACCCGGATCAGATCCACACGACACTGTGGACGCTGGTCATCTCGGATATTGTAAATTTTTAAAATTCAAATGTGCTGCCAAACGAACCTGCGATGCATGGGTCGAAGGCGGTCCTGTAACTTAAACTCATCTTAATTCGATTCAGTACAACACAAGGTTGGCGGGCCGGTTAGTATTCCGCTGGTGAATCCGTGGTGATGTCTCACGGTAACCATCCTCTTCTTTGTACAAGAGGCTTCTGTTCTCTACCCCTGTGATGCAGGGATGCCCAGAGAAAACGTCTTGCCCTTGCAAGTAGCGTTAGAACAGTCGTACGGGTTGAGCGTAGCGCAAGCTAGCTTATTGTCTAATACTGCCATAGCGACACATGACACCGAAGTCGCTTTAAAAATCGTAGCAGGTAGGGTAAGGTACAGAGCCCAGAGCAGTAGACAACACAAATACCTGCTGTCACAAGTGTGGCTGAGCAACTCAGCGAATATCTTGACGCCCAGATTCTGGGTGTCGTATGGCATCACAATCTAGCGAAATATCTCAGTAAGTTTTTTAATAAACAAAGCGAGCGATAGCGAAGCTTGGATCGCATTGCGATCCCGATAAATAACTTACTATGAGAAGTTACGAGTTTATTCGGGAAAGTGTGGCTCCTGGATTCAGTGTTTACACTGCTAGAGTTCGAGTTAAGAATCCAAGCTACAGTCAAAGCATTGATGTGGCTGTGTTTGCTAAAAGTCCCGAAATGGCTAGACTATTGCTGCAAGGGCAATACGGTCGAGATGCTGTGGTCAGTGGTATAACAAAAGTAGCCTAATAAAAAAGCCCCTAGTGGGGCTTTTGTTTTGTGTGTTACAGTGGTAACCAAAGCCAGATACCCTGACTCATTAAAAACGCACCCACTGCTGATACAGCAATTGACCCCCAGAACAAAGGCATGCTCACAGCAAGAATACTTGCAGACAACAGCACAATGCCTAGTTGATAAGCCATGCCTGAGAATGTCATCCAAGGTCCTGACTTGCGCACTTGATCACGTTCAGCTTCTAGAGCACGGGCCTTGGCCATGAGTTCTCGCTTGCCTTCGCCAGTGTCAGGTTCGCTTTCGTAACGTTTGATCTTGGCTTCTAGCTTTTCGGCTTTGTCAAACTGCTTTCTTTCAATGGCATCGTCTCGGGCCATTTCTGCCAGTGTTTGCTTGATTGACTTGGCTTGGTAGAAACTCCAAGTGTCATTGGCTTTGATAGTATTGTTCAACACTTTGCTGCTGTTGCCGCTGCTAATATAGGTATTAACGGCTAACAGTGCTGCGATCACAGTGATGACCCAACCTGCTTTGTCTTTGATCTTGGCTTCGCGTTCGCTACGGCTCAATGGTTTCTTTTCTTCGCTCATAATGGCTCCTTTGATTTATTTATTGGCCAAAGGATTGTCCATGGCTCGCTGAATCTTGGTATCTACTTCTCGCTTGAGGGTCTCAACTTCGCGGTTGATTTCTCTGCGAGCAGAAGTAAACTCACTGTTGATCTCTTTGCGAGTTTGTTCCATGTCTTTGCGAATTTGATTGGCTTCAGTCCTGGCTCTTTCCAAATCTTCACGTACTGCTTTACGCATGTCACGCATTTCGTTTTCAGTTTCACGTTGGGCTTGTTTTACGCTACGCTCAATTTGTTCTGTAACAGTTTCGTTACGGCGCAGATCGTTCTTCAAGTCGACTTTGATATCACGTGTATAGTCTGAAGTCTTTTGGCTGTTTTCTTCAATAACTGCCAAACGTTTGTCAAACCCACTTAGGTCTGGAGCACTATACTCAGCAATTTTTTTCTTCATAGATTGATAGTCTTTGTAGACTTCAAAACAGCCATATAATCCGCCCAATGTGGAACTTACAATAGTAAATGCTACCATAAGTTTAGCTGGCGTAAACTCGTAGCCACCGATACTGATAACAGTATCTTTGCTGGCGTACTTTTTCATAGCCGCTTCGGCTTCGTCAATCTTTGCATTAACGTCTTTGATTTCTTCTGACATTTTTATCTCCTGTATTGTTGCTCGACCATTTCACGATGTCGGCTATCGTTGGTTAGTTGACGCAATGCTCGTTGATTATCAACGTTGCGTTGGTTTCGGTACACTTCACGAGGTGCGTAGAATGCAGCATCTCGCATGACAAAGTTTAAGTAGTCCCCGTAGCCCACAGGCGCCACTGCCATGGTAGCAATGGATACGCCGCCTGCTGCTTCATTGTCGGCAACTTTTGTATTGACGCTAGGTCCTGTTGTTGCGGTTGTTGTAGACGGCATCGGCAGTCTTTGTTCTAGCACAGCGTTGATTGGGTTTGATCGATCTGTTAAAAAGTTAGAACTCAATGCAACGTTGGTTTCAGCGGTGTTTGATCCTGTGCCTGTAGTAGACAATGATTGTGTCTGTGTCACAGGTGCTGCGGTTGTAGTGGTTGCGGATGTCAGTGCAGAAGTGTTTACACTCTGCGACTGCGGTGCATTTACAGATACTGTAGACATTCCTGGCATGAGCTGAACAGCCGAAGCTTGTGTTGTTGAGTTGCTAGCAGCAGAAGAAGAGGCTCTCAATCCTGTTCCTGCATTGCTGCCGCCAACTGCTGCTGCATTGTTGTTGGTGCTGTTAGCCACTGCTGTTGCAGCTACTGCCACCGCTTCTTGTTGTGCTGCCGCTGCTGCTGCTGTTGCGGCTGACACTGCGGTCTGGGCCACAGCTAGTGTTTCCCGATCACGTTCTTGATTGCGGCTAATAATGCTCATAGCCTGTGATGTATTGGTCCCACTGTTTTCTCTAGTGTTAGAAGCTGCGGCTGAAGTAGTTGTGCTGCTAGGAGCAGGTACTGGAGCTGAAACTACTGAGGCAACTGCACTAGGCTGTGATGAAGGGGTAGTATTAGTACTAGTTGTGTTGGTAATAGGTGCTGCCATAGGTTCTGTAATCGTAGTAGTCACAGCAACTGGTTCAGTCACAGCAACTGTGGCAGGCACTAATTTGCTCAGTGCATCCATATAACCAGGACACGTTGGGCTGTACAAAGGATTGGTAGCACAAGGATCAACACTGTACTTTAAACTAAAACTAACGTTCATGACTTCAGGACCATATGGTCCTGCCCAGTAATTACTGGTGTCGCCACCAACAAGTCCATACCGAACAGTGCTCAGATCTTTGGTAGCATACGGACTATCAAATGTTTTACTATAATTGAATGTTGTCCAATCAAACTTGTAATTTAAGTTGTAATAGTCACTCCGCACAGTTTTACCATCACTGCCGTAGAAGTTAACATAGGCCGACAATGTGTCTAACCCGCCACCGTCCCAACCATTGCCGTTTTTGGCAGTAAATCCAAAATTGTACCCATTGACTCTTAGTCCTGATCCGCCACTTGGCAACACCGAAGCAATGGTTTGAACTTGGTACAGGTCTGTTACACCAAACGAAAAGTTGATGTTGTTGCCTGGTCTCACAATGGCATTGGGTCCACAATAGCCAGGGTCGCCCCAGGCCCAACAAGTCAGTTGATCTTGATAAACACCATTGACCCAAGTAGATCCTGTGGTAGTTGTAGTTGGCTGCACAAGATTGCCAGTGGTGTACACTACTCCTGGATCTAATGTAGCAGGAGCAGTGACATTTTGTGCAGCCGCAACTCCGCAGACTATCATTACAGCCAAAGCCAACTTCTTCAACATGTTATTCTTTTAGTCCAATTGTGGGAATCTTTTTGGGGTTAGCTTCCCATGCTGCCTTGGCTTGCTCACCGATCAAGCCTTCGTAAGGGCAAGGTGTGCCTGCTGCCATCATGGCGTCCCAGATACGACGGTCTTGACACATTGTAGCCACAGCAGCAACTTTCATGCCCATATCATACAATGTTTTGCTGAGTTTCAAGCGTTCACAGTTGGGGTCTCGACGAGTAGCACCAAAGCTGATACCAAAGATCTGTGTTTGTGTTGCGCCCGACACACCAGTAACGCAAAGGTCTGTGCCCATGCTCATCATAGCAGGAGCAATGGCTGTTGGTGGCGGTTGGATAACTCGTTGTGTAATATTGGTATCGTTGATGTTGCGATTGGTCATGTCACCGGTGTTGACGTTTTGATTTACGTTGGTAGCTGTACTGGTATTGACATTGTTGTTGTTGTTGGTTGCTGTACTGGCGCTAACATTGTTGTTGTTGTAGGTCATAGTGCCAGTGTTGATGTTGTTGTTGGTACTGGTACTTGTGCTGACATTGTTGTTGTTGAATGTCTGAGTGCCTGAGTTTATGTTGTGATTTGTATTGGTATTTGTGCTGGTACTGGTATTGACGTTGTTGTTGTTATTGGTCAATGTACCACTTTGCACGTTGTTGTTGGTGTAAGTTACACTACCACTCATGGCATTGTTGTTGTTGTAGGTGACACTACCACTCATAGCATTGTTGTTGTTATTGGTCACCGTACCACTTTGAACATTGTTGTTGTTGTAGGTAATTGTGCCTGAGTTAACGTTGTTGTTGGTGTTGACACTGGTGCTGTTGACTGTACTGGTACTGGTGCTAGTATTGTTTGTAGTACTGGTGTTGTTTGTGGTCACATTGCTCACACTGTTGCTAGTGCTGTTGGTGTCTACCAAGCTGGTGCTACCATAACCTCCTGTTACAGTGGCTTGTTGATTAATCAGTGTCTGTGCTGATGCTACCGTGGCGCTGAAGACGCCTAGCATCACTAGGCTTTTTATATAGTTGGCTCTCATTTTTGGTCCTTCTTCTTATTATCGTGGCCCTAGGCAGACTCAACCCGGGCATTATATTTATAAACCAGGGTGAAAAAAATTTAGGCTCATATTGCTGTAACAACCCACTAAATACAGCATGAGCAAGCAAAGCGTTCAAATTGGTTACGACGTACACTGCGACTGGGACGGTGCGCCTCCGCGCTATAGATTATACGTCGACGGTGAGCTGTTTACTGAACGCACTTTCAACTTTGTACAAAGTCATCTCATGGAGATTATTCCCATTGATGCAGAGCCAGGTGACTATGTAATCAAGTACGAAATCATTGATACCAATGGACATATCGCAGCTACCAATCCACGAGTATTGTCGGGACCGGCTGAATTTGTTGCTCATAATATCGTAAGGATCAAACATGAGATTTAAAGAAATCATGGAAACAGCATCAGCAGGCGCTACTGGCGCAGGCAGCGTTGCCGTAGTAAGCCAGCCCATGGGTATGGTTTCAAGAAATGGCGGCTCGCTGTTGTCAGGTAAATATAGCACGGATCCTACGCCGAATACACCTAAAGAATATAAGAGGAACAAGAATGTTAGCGGACGCTTTAAAAACTCTCCTGGCAACTGAATATGCCTTTGTGATCAAGGCACAGTTGTTTCACTGGAACGTAGAGGGCCCAGACTTTGCTCAGTTACACGAGTTTTTTGGCGATATCTATGAAGAAGTCTACGACAACTCAATTGACCGCACAGCTGAGTACATTCGTACATTAGAAGATTACACACCGGGCAGTTTTGAGCGTTTTCAAGAACTGTCTATTATCAAGGGCCAAACAAAGATTCCACGTGCCCGACTCATGATTGAAGAATTGCTGGCCAACAATGGTCAAATGATAGAATTACTTAACAAAACTTTTGAGATTGCTCAAGACGAGCGTCAAGAAGGTATCGCCAACTTTATTGCCGAACGCATCGACGCTCATGGCAAGCACGGTTGGATGTTGAGAAGTTTCTTGAAAGACCAGCGAGCATGAGTTCAGACATTAGAGATATTTTATCCAAGCTTCGTGACCTAGAAGAAGGACGACTAACGCCAGTGGCGGTTAAAAAAGGCTTGAACCCGCAACAAAAAAGTGTGGATCAATTGCCTGCCTTGTTCAAGCCTAAAAATATCAGTCCTACACTGACCAAAGCTCCGTATCAAAAACATCCCATGGATGGTAAACTAGTCGGCGACTCAGTGGAACCTCGTAAAAATCCACTAGAAGAAGCCATGCAAGAAGTTGAAGAAGACATGATCAGCAAGATCAAAGGTGACTTCATCAAGTACCTGGACAAGTTAGAAAAGAAAGTTGCTCACGACGATGATCTCAAAGATCGCAACACACCCAATCTAGACAAACTAGAAAAGAAACAAAACATCGATCGTGACCTATTAGACAAAGCTCGAGATGCCGTCGAAGCTGGCGCGGCCGAAGAGGACATGTACGAAGACCCTACACAGTCTGAGCCACCTCCAGACTTCAAACCTGAACCTGTAGAAAATCCAGTGTTGCCTGAATCAGCCCCTGTTCAAACAGTGACATTGGAAGATAGTTCAGTGTTTGAAATCCACGGCAGCGACGATTCGGGTTATGAAATTCGTCACAATGGTCGTAGCCTACCCACACGATTCCCTAATATTGATCATGCTAACATGGCACTGAAAATGTTCCAACGACGCAGAGCCAGTCAAGATCGTGGTCAGGATTACATAGAAGAGAAGTAACATGTTGCTGAGCGAACTTTACAAGGCAAAGCCCATTACATCAAAGATATCGCCAGCTGCGCCTTCGGCTCCAAAAGTTCCCGGAGCCCCTGCAATTAAATTACCAAAAAATCCTAACAAACACAAGAACACACCTTAGGACCGGTACTCGTTACCGTGGTGTAGCCGGCTGCTGGCTTGACGTACTGATTCGCTACCAGGAAATCTAAAGTGAGCAAATACACCAAACAGCGACTTGACTTCAGTCGCTGTTTTCGTTTAAACTGTGGTTTTATCAGGAGACATTATGTCATCGAAATCTTTCACAGGCGAACAAAAAATCAAACTTACCCAAATCATCAACGAAGGCATGCAAGTCATGCACGAGATTGATACTCTGCAAGGTGGTCTCAATGACACTATCAAAGCCGTGGCAGAAGAATTGGAAGTCAAGCCTGCAATTTTAAAGAAAGCCATCAAGTTGGCACACAAAGCTGAATTTGGCAAAGAAAAGCAAGACCACGAGACTCTGGAAACTATTCTTGAGACCGTTGGCAAAACACTATAAGTATCTGTTGAACAGACGAGTCGCTGCCGTAAGCAGCATGTATCATGGCCAACCAGCCACAAATGGAGTTAGATGAGTTACATTGACGCACTTTTTGATCGTGAACACGATCGCATTCACGTTGTAGAACGCAGAGACGGCGTTCGCAAATACCAAGAGTATCCAGCACAGTACACATTCTATTACGATGACCCTCGCGGTAAGTTTCGTAGTATCTATTGCAATCCTGTGTCTCGGTTCAGTACCCGCAACAACAAAGAGTTCCGCAAGGAAGTTCGCATGCACAGTAGCAAGCAACTTTACGAGTCGGATATCAACCCAATCTTTCGTTGCTTAGAAGAAAACTACAAGGATCAAAACGCTCCTGAACTACACACAGCGTTTTTCGACATCGAGGTTGCATTCGACAAGGATCGCGGATTCAGCCCTGTTACAGATCCATTCAACGAGATCACTGCTATTTCAGTTTACTTGGACTGGACCGAGCAGTTGATCACCTTGGCTGTGCCGCCCAAAGGCCTGAGCTGGGAAACTGCTCAAGAAATGGTGTCGGAGTTTGAAAACACTATCTTATTCGAACGCGAAGAAGATATGATCAATACCTTCCTGGATCTAATCGACGATGCTGATGTGTTGTCAGGTTGGAACTCAGAGGGCTATGACATTCCTTACACTGTGAACCGCTGTACTCGTGTGCTGTCAAAGGACGACACACGACGTTTCTGCTTGTGGGGGCAACTGCCCAAGAAGCGTATGTTTGAACGCTTTGGCGCTGAAAACGAAACCTATGACTTGAT